TATTAGTATTATCCCAAAAAAAGTTTGCATTATTTTGAGCAAGTACTCCACTCGCTCCTGCATATAAAACACTACCTGCGGTTGCACTTGTGATTGTTCCGCCGATTGCCATTGTTGTAGTAGAACCACTTGTTCCAGAAGTACCACTTGTTCCATCAGTACCTGTAGTACCGGATGTACCACTAGAACCGCTAGCACCACTAGCACCAGATGTTCCACTAGTACCAGATGTACCAGTAGCACCAGAAGTACCACTAGTTCCTGAAGTACCATTAGAACCATTGCTTCCACTTATACCACTAGTTCCAGAAGTCCCATTTACACCACTAGTTCCAGAAGTACCTGTAGTACCAGAAGTACCTGTAGTACCTGATGTAGATGCCTGTAAATATAATACCTGAGCAACAGTTAGAATAATTGATGGTATAGCAGGATGTACAAATGGAGTTGTTTGTGCTACTTGAGCTAATATTTCTACATGAGTATCTGGTGTTGCCCACATTAATTCATAATAATCTCCAGCTGTTGCATTTACAACAAAATTCCAAGCTGGTACTATTTGAGAAGCAGTAGAACCACCTGTCATTACTAATTGCGTATCTGTTTGAGATACATCTGCTCCATTTTTTCTTAACCAAATATCAATTATATCTGTTCCACTATTAGTTCTATAAAATTGGGCAGAAAATTGAATATTATAAATTCCACTATTTGCAATTGTAATTCTTGTCGGATTACCACCCCCATTATTTACAATAGATACGCCTGAAGCAATATCTAAGCTATTTAATTTCATTGCATATGGCGTATTAGCAACTGCAGCTGTTTGAGTTGAGGTATCATAAAAAGAACCATAATACCCTTGTGCACCGCCTGCGCCATTTATACCTGATGTACCAGATGTTCCACCTGTACTTGAACCAGAAGAACCAGATGAACCCGAAGTACCAGTTGAACCTGAAGTACCATTACTTCCAGTCAATCCAGAACTACCACTTGTACCGCTTGTACCATTTACTCCGCTAGAACCAGAAGTTCCACTTGTTCCTGAGCTACCTGAAGTTCCACTCGTTCCACTAGTACCATTAGAACCTGTAGCTCCAGATGTTCCGCTTGTTCCATTTATTCCTGAACTACCAGAACTACCTGAACTACCAGAAGTACCTGTTGTTCCTGATACGCCTGAGGTTCCTGAAGTTGAACTAGAACCAGATGAACCACTAGTACCATTTACTCCTGAGGTACCACTTGTTCCATTTACACCACTTGAACCAGAAGTTCCCGTTGAACCTGTAGCACCACTTGTTCCGCTTGTTCCAGCCTTCCCATCAATGTTTATAGACCAACTTGTATATGTTCCACTACCAACAACTAAATTAGGAGGACTAAAGGTTAATAACCCTGAACTAGAGTTATAACTTGTTACCTCACATTGCTGATAGTTTGTATTGTCATAAGAAATTACTATTGACTGAGAAGGACTATATGATAGGCCGGTATTAATATATATACCACCTGAGTAACCTAATGTAAATGATGAGCTAGATAAAGAAAAATATAAGGCCCCATTCAAACCAGATGTACCACTTGTTCCTCTTGTTCCACTTGTTCCAGAACTTCCAGAGGTTGAGGTATAATAAGAAACATAATTATATATCTCCACAATATCACCAGCAACAACACCTGTATTTAAAATTATACTTGTATTAGTAGGTCTTGTAAAATCATTTTTACTTAACTTAACCCCATTGACATATACATCAACTAAATCAGGATTATACCCATAGGTAGTAGTGAAATTTGTTTGACCAGATGTAGCGGTATAGGTATCTACATATCTAGCTGATGTCCCTGCTACCCCTGAAGTACCAGAGCTACCAGATGTTCCTGAAGAACCAGCAGTTCCAGAGGTTATACCACTTGTAGCGGTAATAATACCACTATTTGCAACCAATACCCCATTCTCTGTCCTTATCTTTACCTCTCCTGTAAAATATGCTTGTTGACTCATATTATTGTAAGTATATTGCTATAAACTCACTAGCTGATAATGTTCTACCAAATGTTAAAGTTCCAGTAGAACTTATCCATAACACATCATTACTTCCGCTTGCTGGAGTTCCGAATGTTAAAATATTTTGTATATCTATACCACCTCTTGTTACATCATAACAACTTCTTCCTATTCCACCACTAAACACCACAGAGTTCTCGCCTCCTGTTGCTGTATAAGTTAATCTTAAAACAGTAGAAGGAACTAAAACAATTGTTGATGGCTGACCAGCAATAATACCTTGTGTATTACCTGATATTTCTATTGCCCTTTGTTTCCATCTTCCTATTAAACTAACTAAATAATTTACTGTTAAATCAAAGGCATTTGTACCTAAATAATAAGGCTGATTAGCCGTAATACTTTCAGTAAATACCTGTATCATGTTTAATTCTGGATTCTCATTCACCCACTTGTAATATTTTTCTTCAGCTAATTCTTGTCCACCTAAGTACAAGGATATATTTGCATATTGCAATATGGCTGTAACTTGTGAGTTAGTATACATTAGAATCTAATATTAGAGGTCAATATAATGTTGTTAGCTCTGTTTAAAGCTGACTGAGAAGAGAATTGGTCACTATAGGTACCAGCATTAATTGCTATATTCTTTTCCCTATTCAATGTTAATAAGTTAGCTGTAAATACTAAATCATTCTGTCTAGCAGGATTGTTAGCTAATATTTGACAAGCTGAGTATATTTGATTATTAGTAAAACCTACCATTGTTACAATACTCTCTTTTAAATAGGTACTTCCTCCAACAGGAGTAGCAGGTGTTAATACTAAATCAATTCTTAGACATAAATCTTGAGTAAAACCTGTGATAGTAATAGAATCAGTTGGGTAGCTAGCAAAGCTAAAGTTTATATAATCTGTTGTGCTACTAGATGGAAATTTAACTGTTGTACCATCAACTTTGTACAAATACAATTGTCTAGAAGTAAATGTTCCTTTTCCTTCTGAACTATAACTAGATGTATCATTAATTGTTAAAGAAGTTCCTGTTACACTTTGGCTGACGGTAAAATTTGCTGTAAACGCCATATAAATATTTTGTACAAATATAAGAAAAAATAGCGAGTATAAATTACCACCAGATTAACAGATTGGAGAAAGTAGGTAAGTAAAATGCAAGTTATACCCCCTCCCCCAGATAGAGATATAACCTGCTAATCTTACCACCGAGTTAACGAGTTGTCGTGAAGTGAGGCTGAATGGTTACCACAAGTTTAGAAAGAATACCATTCATTTAAAAGTATTTATATCGGAGAGTTAGACCTTATGCTTGTACCTCCATTAGTCTGTAACTAACTTATAGTTGCAGTAGCCATATTGCTTTGACTACATCCAATAAAAAACCCACCAAGTAGAGTTAGTGGGCTTTATCTGCTCTTCTTTAAGGAGCGGGCAATGCCCAATAATATACTCTACTACATTATTGGATATGCTATACAAATGTAATAATTATTGTGTAACTACCAAATTATTTTAAAAACCAGTTCCTCCTAATCCACCTCTACCCAATCCCCCACCAAATCCACCTTTGCTACTTCCTGACGGTTTCCTTTCTCCTGACTCTCTTTTGTATTGATTTTCAGTCTTCTTTCTTTCTGTAGCTAATTGCTTAGCTCTTTTTTCATTGTCTATATGAGGCTTAAACATATTAGGAAATGCCATATCATTTAACATACCTAACCATCTTTGAGAATCCTCATCTTCCTTAGCGTAGTTTGGTTTAAAGTCTAAACCTGCTGCCTCAAACGCTGAACCTACAAGAGGGTTTATTTCTTGCAATCCTTGAGCAGTATTTGCTCCTATTTGCTGAATAGAGTTTTCCATTGTCTTAACAGTCCTTTGGAATTGTGGCATCGGATTCCCTGTGGCATAATCTCTCATAGATGTTAAATACGGAGATATACCAAATGCAGCAGTAGAAGCTAAGTGTATAGATGGAGAGCTTACCATTGGCGTTAAGAAAGAGTTAATTTGGTCTCTCTGTACGTTCTCAACCATTTGACCTGCTGTTCCTCCAGCCATTTCTGTATTGTACATAGCTTGTAATCCTGTTGCCTTAGCTCCTCTATATAATATTGGGTTAAGTAATCCAACGCTAAAGTCTTGCCATTTTCCATTCTTATAAAACAATCCTTTTAATTTTGGATTCTGAGATATGGTTTTCTTCTGCTCTTCAGTTAATGGTATTTGTAATAGTGTAGATTTTTTATCATCCCATGGATATTTACCTGTATTAGCCTTATATAATATAGCCCATGTAGCTACCATTCCAATAGCTCCAGAAGATAGTTGTTGTGCAACTCTATAAGTAGCGGCTTTGCCAAATGATAGACCATCTGTAGGCATAGGAACAAGACCTAACCAAGCCTTTACTCCATTTCTTAAGAATGTAGATGATGCGGTATAGAATGGAGCTAGTCCATTTCTTTTAAGACTTCTTTCTAGCTGACCTTCTAAGCCTTTAACATATACCCCTAATTGGGCTGAAAATAAACGTCTTTGTTCTGGAGTAGCATTTGGATTAATTTCAAGACATATTCTATCCATAAGAACCCTAGACTTAATATCAATTCCTTTTGGTCCATATAACCATACCGAAGGAGCGTGAATCCAACTAACTCTTTTAGCTCCTGTTAATTCTGCAATTCTTTTTGACATAGTAACAGAACCAGTCTTTTCGGCTAATAATCCTATTTTAGCCATATCTTGCATGTGTCTTACAGCATTCTCACTATTTACATCCTCAAAAGCAGCATTTAAAATACCTGTTAATATTTTTGTTACAGGAAGATTACCTATTGTTTTTGATATTAAACTTGTACCTGCAAATGGAGTACCATTTACAATAGCACCTAAAAGGTTATTTGAGTGTATCAAGAATTCCTTTGGACCACCAAGAGAATAATTTGTTATTCCACTCATTACTTTACCAAATCCATTTTCTGTAATAACTCTTTCATCAAGCATTGGCTTTAACTCTACAGCTAACCATTTTGGCATAATCATTTGACCGGCAGGAATCCTTTGACCATTTATAATCATAGGCTCTCCAAAATCTATAGATACAGCTTCATAATCAACTCCATTTATAGTTACCACATCAGGCTTTGCTTCGCCCGGAGCTTTAATTCTTAAAAGTCCAGCTTGTTGCATTTGAGAAATAAATGCCGATTTGTTATTTGATTTAAAAGACTTTTGTAATTGCTGAGATAATTTGTTTACTGATAAGTCGTATGCATAAGATAAACCTGTAGCAAAATTGTTTGCAGCATTCTTTGGTTTATTAATCTTATTTCTTTGTTTTAAATCAGCCATCATATTACCTTTTTCATCAAGAGGTATTAATGGATAATAAGTATTAAGCTCTCCTAATGCGTTAGAGAATACTCCATCATTAGAAGCGTGGTTATCATTTAATTCTTTTTCTATTAAATCTTTATAAGTTTTAAGAGCTCCCATTACTTTATCGTCAGCTATAATCTCTTTAAATGTTCTTCCTCCACTAAAATCAACCCCAGCAACCATTTCAGAAGCATGCTCAAAAGCATCTGCAATATGTTCTTTAAGTCCAGCAAAATTACCAGACTTTGCTAATACCAAAGCTGTATTTGCCAACTCATCCATTCCTGTTCTTTGCTGAATATTTTTAAGCAAATCTACCAACTCTCCATTAGCTATTTTATCTATAAGGTCTTCGTCAGACATCTTTCTAACTTCAGATGCTAAACCTTTCCATCTTTCTGTAATACCATACAATCTGCTTTGTACTAATGCTTTTCTTAAATCAGTCCAAGCTTCTGCACCAAATGTTCTAGAAATGTAATTAGCGGCTTGTTTTATAAGCAATGATGCTTGTGTAGCTGATGAAAAATATTTAGCAGCTGCATCTTTTGATGCTTGGTCTTCCTTTTGTAGTTTGTTAAAATTTCTACTAAAGAAATTCTTTATTCTAGGAATAATATCAGAATATACACCTTTTTTACCTTTTTCTATTTGCGCTTCTGCTGCAAAATTTGTTAGTTTTCCCTCTGCTAATTTTTGTGATTCGTATCTTTTTTTTGCCTCTTCGTATATGCCTTTAGCTATACTCTCATCTGTTATCTCTGATTGAAACCTATCTTTAAAATCCTGCATAAAATCATCAAAAGACATTTCTCCTTGTCTTGTTATGAATCTACCTTTCCCAAAATTTGCGTATCTATCAAAGTCTTTGTCAACTTTAGAAACATTCTCGTTTAAATAATCAAACGCCTTATCAGCAGGAGGAATATCTCCATATCTATCAAATGCTAAAAAAGCGACATCATCAATCTCCTCTTCAGTTGGTTTAACACCTTCAGACTCTAATTGCGTTTTAACCGCATCTCTTAGGTCTTTCCATTCTTTAGAATTTTTATTAGGACAAATCATTATTTTTTCTTTTTAGCAGCTGATATTGCTATAGCTACGATTTGTTTTTGGCTTCTTGGTTTTTTACCATAATGTACTAATTCGTGTATATTAGAACTAATAGCTGATTGTACAGATTTCTTGCTTGCTGACATTGCTTTTTTAAGTGGCATATTATTTCTTTTTAGATAATTTAATCATAGTATCAAAAGCTTCTATAGCCTCATCAGCACCTTCTGTTTTAATGTTCAAATCATACCCTTCTATTAGTTTAGCCATTTTATCAATCTTTTTCTTGCATTCTTCGTGGCTTTTTCCTACAGATACTAAGCTACCAATTGTTGATGAATCACCCAATCTTAATACATGGTAAGTTCCATCTATCTTAATAGGGTTTATTAATTTAACCCATTGTCTAATCTCTGGAGGAAAGTAAACTGTTTGGTGGTTACCACTATGCCATCCTGAGCTGATAAGTATTTCCATTCCGTACTCATTGTCAGCAGTAGGCTCTACTAGATTACCATTAGCACCTTGCCATACAATCTCCCCTAGGTTCTTGTAAATCTCTTGGTAAAGAGCATTTGGAGGCAATCCTAGCCTCATACAAGGGTCAATGAAGTAATGTTTACCATCTTTCGTAGTTCTTACCTCTGTAGAGAAGAATCCATTATGGTCATATTTTTTTAAAAGAATACCAAACTTTTCATTAACTTTTTTGTTACCTATAGATAAGTCTTCTTCTTTAATCATTTTACCAGCATACGATACATCTTTAATCTCGCATCCTGTGAACATATTTTTAGGCAATTTGCCGTTTACTGCGTAAGCATCAATTCCCTCCTCTACAATCGCCTCAATTGAGTCAACGACTATAAACTCACAAATGTATTTTAAAGGGCCTAGAGTGGCCTCTAAATTGTCTAGAAGAGGCTCTGATAACTTATAGTTGATATGGTGAAATGTTTCAAAGGTTTTTCTGTACTTAGAAATCTTTACATACTTGTCCTTGTTCTTTTTAAGGTGTTCTCTTAAAGCAGCTACCCCTACTATTCTAATGGTAGGTGCTACATCCATGCCAAGCTTCTTCATCTCTACCGATGTCTCGTATCTGTCTAACTCAAGACACTCAGCCTTACCTGACCCAAAACAAGGTATACCAGCAGCTTCTAGCATTTCTAATAAATCTCCATCATAAATATCAGGAGTAAAAAAGCAGTCTATTTCACCCATAACCTCAAAAAGGTTTTCTACGCGCTCTATATTCTTTCCGTCAAATGTGTTTAATCTTTTCCCATTCTTCCACTCAGTCCCTACAACAGCCTCAGCCATTCCGGGATAGGCATCTTTCCATTCTGTGTAATAATATACCTTCTTAAAGTAATCAGCAAGCTTTAAGCAAAACTCAAAAAACAATCCAT